AGTCTTAGGAGAAAAACATGGCGACTCCTCAATTATCTCCTGGTGTATTAATCAGGGAAGTTGATTTAACGGTAGGAAGGATCGACAACATTGTAGATAACATCGGAGCTATTGCCGGTCCATTTGTAAAAGGACCTGTAGAAGATCCTGTTACAATTGAAACGGAAGAAGAACTCATTAGAGTTTTTGGAAAACCACAAAGCACTGATGGTCAGTATGAGTACTGGATGACGGCATCCTCATTCCTCTCATACGGTGGCATCCTTAAGGTTGTAAGAACCGATGGGGAAACAATTGTAAACTCCAGCACAAGAACTGCTCAAGAAGATGAAATCACATCTGTCACTGCGGTATATGGAACTGGAGAATCAGAATACGTTGCAGACAGTGCAAGAACAGAAGGAACTTATCAATTATCTCAATTAAATGCTGGTGGCGTTTTAGCATCAACAGCAGCAGTTGGATATGGATTTACCGTTTCTTCTAGTGATGGATCTTCATCACCAGGATCTGGAGCAATTATCTCTGTTGGAATTGGAACCACCGGAGAAATTGTTGCTTTAAGTATAATTAACGGTGGTGTAGGTTATGAGGATAATGATATCATCTATATTAATGATGGAATTTTAGGTAATACTAGTAACGATAATCCAATTAGAGTTATCGTAGATGCTATTCAAGATGCAGCAGATTCTGTTGTTGCTGATCCAGATTTAAAAATTAAAAATATTAATGATTATACTTCAGCAGAAGGTGATGTAATTCCATACATGTTTGCTGGTAAGAATCCAGGAACATGGTCTAATAATTTAACAATTGCTTTAATTGATGATAAAGCAGACCAAATTCTCAATGTTGGTGGAGTTGCAGCAACTGCCGCTCAAGTTGGTTTTGGAGTTACAGTATCAATTGATCAAGTTAGAAGACCAGTTAGAAGAACAGGAAGAAATGATGTTGGTGGTGGATTCTTTACTGAAAATGGTTATCTAAAGGCAATCATTACAGGCAAAGATGCAACTCTCGGTACAATTGATGTTAAAATCACATCAAAAGTTGATTCAGATGGTGTAGAAACAGCAGTTGAATACAAGAATAGATCAAGACATTCCTCATTCAAACCAGGAAATCAAATTGTAGTTCGCAATGTATCTGGAGTTGGAGTTGCAACAGTAACATTGGATCAAGGATCTGATATTAAGGACTGGTATAATGAGCAGTTTATTGCTCTTGAAACTGGTGCAGTTTCTTGGAAGTCAATAGCACAAAAGCCAACAACTAATCAATGGGTTGCTGACAGAAAAGGAAGAAACGATGCTCTTCACATTGCAGTTTTCGATGATCTTGGAACAGTAAGTGGAATTAAAGGAAATCTTCTTGAAAAGCATACATCACTTTCCAAGTCACTTGATGCAATTTCAGCAATAAATCCACCACAAAGATTATTCTACAAGGATTATCTTGCAGTTTATTCTGAGTATATTTTTGCTGGTGCAAACCCATCAGATATTGCAAATAATGAAGTAACTTATGCTTCTGGATTTGTAGTAAATGCCGATGGAACCTTTACCTGGAATCCAGTTACAGCAGCAGATTCACTTTGGTTCCAAGAAGCAAAAGAAAGAACTTTTGCAGTCATCGGACCAAAACTTTACAAGTTAACCGGTGGTAAAGATTATACTCCAGAACTTCCTACATCATCTGCCGATCCAGTAATACAAGCTCAAATTGTTGCTGTAAATAATGCCGCAAGTGTAAGTTTGGCATCAACAAGTACAACAGGAAGCCTAAAGGCAACATTGGGACAAGTTCTTAATGCATATGACTACTTTGCAGATAAGGACGAAATCGCAATTGACTTCTTGCTGATGGGACCAGGACTTGATGATAAAGAAGAGTCACAAGCAAAAGCACAAAACTTGATTGCTATTGCGGAAGATAGAATGGATTGTATTGCTTGTATTTCTCCACACAGAACAGATGTTCTTGGAGATGGTCTTGGATTCCTTAGCACAGATGACATCACTGATAATGTTATAGAGTTCTTTAGCACTCTTGCATCCTCATCTTATGCAGTATTTGATAGTGGATATAAGTACATGTATGATAGATTTAACAATGCATTTAGATATATTCCATGTAACGGAGACGTTGCTGGTTTGATGGTTAGAACATCTCTTGAGGCATATCCATGGTATTCGCCTGCTGGACAGCAGAGAGGTATTCTGAACAACGCAGTTAAACTTGCATTCAATCCAAATAAAGCACAAAGAGATACCTTGTATACAGCAAGAGTAAACCCAATCATTACTCAACCTGGACTTGGGACTCTTCTCTTCGGAGATAAAACCGGTCTTGGATATGCTTCTGCATTCGATAGAATCAATGTTAGAAGATTATTCCTCTATATCGAGCAATCAATGCAAAAACTTGCCGATGCTCAACTCTTTGAAATTAATGATAACATCACCAGAGCAAACTTTGTATCTCTTGTTGATCCTTTCCTTGCCGAAATTCAGGCTAAGAGAGGACTGTATGGTTATCTAATTGTTTGCGATGAGTCAAATAACACTCCAGACCTCATTGATAATAATGAATTTAGAGCTGACATTTACCTCAAGCCAACTAAATCAATTAACTACGTGACCTTGACCTTCGTTGCGACAAGAACTGGAGTAAGCTTCGGTGAAGTTGCCGGAACTGTTTAATTAATGTAACCAAATAATAACAAATAACGGAGGATCCAACAATGGCAGCTTTTGCAAATGCTAACAGACCAGAATTAAAGAATATTTCGCAATTTAAAAATAGATTGCGTGGTGGTGGTGCAAGACCAAACTTATTTGAAGTAACTATTCCAAGTTTCCCAACAAATATTACTGAATATTGGGGAAATAATGATGTCAATGATTTTAATTTCTTGTGCAAGTCAGCAGCTCTGCCTGCATCAAACGTTGCACCAATTGACGTTCCTTTCAGAGGACGTATTTTGAAAGTTGCTGGTGACAGAACATTTGATACTTGGACAGTTACCATCATCAACGATGAGGACTTTAACCTCAGACATGCATTTGAGCAGTGGATGAACCACATTTCTAAACTGGACAATGCTTCTGGTGCTGTAAATCCACAGTCCTATATGACTGATGCAATCGTAAGACAACTCGGAAGATCAAACCAAAGAAACGGTACTGAAGTTATCAGCTCCACTTCTTTCCTTGCAGATGATGCTCCACCAAACAGTGGATCTTACAATCCACCTGTTTTGAGAGCATACAAGATGCATGACATCTTCCCAACAAATGTATCTCAAATTGACCTTTCATATGATACTGGTGATACAATTGAGGAGTTTACAGTTGAATTTCAAGTCAACTGGTTTGAAATTGATGATGCGGATGCACCAAATGAATCAGTTGGTGGAGAGGCTCCTAACAACAGAGTGGTCTAATTTACTTGAATAAATAGTAGAAAATTCCAGAAATATTTTAATAATGACAAAGTTGTTCGGGTTTTCTATAGAAGACGATAATAAATTACCTAAATCTGCATTATCCCCCGTCCCCGTTAATAACGAGGATGGGGTTGATCATTATTTAACTAGTGGATTTTTTGGTTCTTATGTTGATATTGAAGGTGTCTATAGAAACGAATTTGAATTAATTAAGAGATATAGAGAAATGGCACTTCACCCAGAAGTGGATAGTGCTATTGAAGATATTGTAAATGAAGCTATTGTTTCAGATTCTAATGATGCGCCTGTTCAGATTGAATTATCTAATCTAAAAGCAAGTGATGGAATTAAAACTAAAATTAGAGAAGAATTTAAACATATTTTAAATTTATTGGATTTTGATAAAAAGTGTCATGAAATTTATAGAAGTTGGTATGTAGATGGAAGAATCTTTTACCACAAAGTAATTGATTTCAAAAGACCTCAAGATGGGATTCAAGAGCTTAGATATATTGATCCTATGAATATTCGTTATGTAAGAAAAGAAAAAAAGAAAAGAGATATTTCTGGGGCATCTATGCCAACCAATACTCCAGGAAAAGAAGATAACCCATTAAATTATCCATTCCCAGACATTTATGAGTATTTTTTATATACTCCCGGACAAGGAACTGCCGGAAAAAATGCTACAATAATGGACATGCATTCGGCATCAAAAAGCGGAATAAAAATTGCAAGAGATGCAATCGCATATTGCACTTCAGGATTAGTAGACAGAAATAAAAAAATTGTTCTTTCTTATTTGAATAAGGCAATCAAGTCACTCAATCAGTTGAGAATGATTGAGGACTCTTTGGTAATTTATAGATTATCAAGAGCACCAGAACGTCGCATTTTCTACATTGATGTTGGCAATTTGCCAAAGATGAAGGCAGAGCAATATCTTCGTGATGTTATGATGCGTTATAGAAATAAAATGGTATATGACGCAAATACTGGAGAAATTCGTGATGATAAAAAATTCATGAGTATGCTTGAAGATTTTTGGCTTCCTCGTCGTGAAGGTGGTAGAGGAACTGAAATTTCTACACTTCCTGGTGGTCAAAATCTTGGGGAAATTACAGATATCAAATACTTCCAAGCAAAACTTTACAGATCTTTAAATGTACC